CCCATATTTGATTCTCATGCCGTTTTCTGTAAGTATTTGTTGAACACCTTTATAACCACCAAGTTTGTTGATAATTTCCATGTTTTTATTCTCTCCTTTAATTTCCTTATACTAAATGTAGAAACAAAAGTCAAGAGAAAAAATACAAAAAGTATAATTATTTTGTTTTTGACATTTTGTAGATAATCTTGTATTATGTTCTTATGATTGGTGAAAGATTGAAATTGCTTCTAAAACAAAAAGGTTTAACCCAAATGAAAGCAAGCGAATTGCTTGGGATAGAGGTTGGGAGGTTAAATCATTGGATTACTGGAAGACGTGACCCACCAATGGAATGTGTAAAATTGATTTGCGATACTTTTGGGTGTTCTCCAGGTTTTTTGCTTTATGGGGAAGAAGATACCCAAACAATTCCAGTTATAGGTTATGTCCAAGCAGGATTATGGCAAGAAGCTCGTCAGTGGGAAGTGTCCGACTTCAAACCTATTTATATGCCAACAGATGAAAGATTTTGGGGGCATAGGATATATGCTTTACAGGTTCGTGGTAATTCAATGAACAAACTTTACCCAGAGGGGTCTTGTGTTATTTGCGTGTCTGCTGAAGATTATACAAATATAGTTGGGCAGATAGAATCTGGCAAAAAGGTTGTTGTTCAACGTAAAAACCCAATGGATGGGACTATTGAAGCCACCGTAAAAGAGTATGTCAAAAATGAATTTGGTACTTTTCTTATGCCACATTCAACAGATCCAACATTTAATCCAATCCGTATTGATGATGGATCTGCTGGATATACTGAAATTACAGGTGTTGTAATCGGTTCGTTTAGAAAAGAATGACGATTCGTTTTTCTTTTTATGATTTTTCTCATATTTTTGCCGAAAAATTAACCATTTTTTAACCAATTAAACCGTGAATTTTCGTGTTTCACGGTATTTTTTGCATAATTTTTCTTTATTTTTCATTGAGTTATAAAATAATTATACTTTTTGTATTTTTTTTGTTGATTTTATTTTCTACATTTGGTATAAATATAGGTGTTGAAGCGATGGATTGTATGGGTGAAGCAGAAAGCCAAAGTCCCACTCCTAGCAAGAACAACCGAGTAGCTTTCCGTAAGAAAGTGTCAGCAAGTCCGCTGTAAAGGGCAAAAAAAAAGGGTTAAACAAAGGAGTATCAAATGGAAAGAAAAGAAATCATGGATTGGGTTGCAGACGAAGTGTCTGACGAAATGGAATATGTTTGGAACAAGCACCGTGAAGATTACGATTTTACTGCTTGCCAAGACTATGCACCATACGGGGATACATACGTTGGAACGGGTTATTATACCGATGAACGTAAGAAGAACAATGTATGGACGATTTCACAGACAGATTTGATGTCAACGAGTTCATTGATGGATTGAAAACCAATGTGCAATTTTGTGAAGCCATAAAAGAATTAGCGAAATATGTCGCTGTTAATAATTAAGGGGGACAACATGGAAGAATTAACGTTGAAACAAATCATTGGGGCAATTATAGCAACACCTATTATTTGGGGTTTGTTATGGTGGTGCTGTGCTTTTGGTCGGATCTATGAAGACCAAGTAAGGTGTGATAATGGGGCAACAGAGTTCTGCCAATAGTCTTATGGTGGGGCAATAGGTTAAGTCCGCAGTTGTTTTTTCACCTGCCCCACCGCCTAGAAAGAAAGGAGTATCAAATGGAAAACTTATTAGAAGAATTAAAAAAGCCGTTCCCAGTAAATGCTATCAGTTGGAGAATAGGTCAAAAGAGCAAAGATAAAACATCAGCTAAAATGCTGTGCTACATTGATGCACGAGATGTTATGGATCGTTTGGACGAGGTTTGTGGCACAAATTGGTCTGATTACTATGAAGAAGTTAAAGGGCGTGTTGTTTGCACAATTACCATTGATGGCAAATCACGTTCCGATGGTGCAGGAGATACCGATATTGAGGGTGAAAAGGGCGGTTTGTCCGATGCCTTTAAGAGAGCCGCAGTAAAATGGGGAATCGGTCGCTATCTATACAACGCCAAAGATTATAACACTTGGGTTTCATTGGTTGATGATAAAGGTGAAATTGTTTCAGACTATGACGTTTTGAAAGTAAAAGCCAACAAAGAACAGTTAGATAATGTGGCACGGAAATTATCAGGGGAAAACCCAGCAAAAGAAAAAGCCAACGCCACTCGGGCAGTTAACAAAGAAATCAAACAAACAGAGATTGATACACGTTATAACAACTGGCTTAAATACTGGATGAGTCATAACTGGTCGCAAGATGCCAACGAAAGTTTCCGTAAATTCTTGGAAGAAGCCAAAGACTATGATCCAGAAAAAATGAAAGACTTAATCAAGGTGTTTAAGGATAAAGCACCAGAACTAAACGATTCAATGCCTGATTGGGCATAGAATAAAGGGGAAAATCTTATGGGCAGGTTGTTTGATACTCCCCCTTATACTACTAAACTAAAACCTGCCCACCATTTTAGAGAAAGGGAGATGGAACATGAAAAACTTTTTTTGGAAACTGTTTAATAGAAAAGGATATTGGACAAGCAAGTTGAACGAATTGATAGCCGAACAACGCAGATTAAAGTTGGAACTGGACACGGCAATCAGATTCCACAGAGAACGAAAACAATTACGTATTGACTATGAAATTGTCAGCGTAAGAGTTGAGAAAGCATACCAACAATACTTAAAAGCAATGGGGAAAGTATAATGTATTTTTATCCAAACGAGCCGAAGCAAAAGATTATTGACCAAGTGGCACAGGTTATCAAGTGTATGTCCCCTGCCTATGGCTATGAAATAGACGTAAAGGAACACAAGCCACACAGAACGAATCAGCAGAATCGTTTTTATTGGTTAAACAATCAAGCTGTTGCAGACTTTCTAAATGATGCAGGTGCTACTTTGGGTTATGGTTTGCCATTTACTGCCGAGATTGTCCATGAAATCAACAAAAAGTGGCTTGGAACGGTATCCACAAAAGACAAGAACATCACTCAATTCTGTGAATATATGACAAAGATGTTTGCCTTTTGGATAGAAAAAACGGGTGGTCAATGGCAACCACAAGAAAGCCCCTATGGGTATTTGGAAAAAACAGGATTGGTTGAAAGGGTAGCACTATGACTTGCTTTATGTTGGGACTTGAAACTTTACACGGATATTGCAAACGGACGGGGTTAAATTACCAAACAATGTGGATCAGGTTAAATCAGGGTTTAACACCCGAGCAAGCCATTAAATCCCATGTAAATCGCAAGTGTAATTTGAAATACCTAATCAACGGGAAATCGGCTCGTAGCCAAATGGATATAAACGAATACCAACGATATGTAAAAAAGCAAAAGGATAAAAACATGATTGAAGAAGAAGATTTGTTTTTAACGTGGGAAGAATTCCACAAAAAGCACCCATCAGTTGATAAATGGGAATGGGAACAAATGCAAAAAGAATTTCAGGAGGTATAGATGAAAATGGTTTTGTTTTACATTGTGGCAAGTTTTACGCTGTGTTTCTTGGTTTCCTACTACATTGATATGGAAATTACACGCAGGGAATATCTGTCACGTTCAGACCTGCGCCAAGAGATTAGTGGATGCAGGTTTGACAGAAACTGTCGCCACTACAACAAACTACTTAAACATACAGAGTATAACAAAGAAAACTGGGATATGGAGGATTAAGATGAGTGTATATGATAGATTGGTTGGTTGTGTTCCAGTAAATAAAACAGCTGGGGTTGTAATAGGATTAGAAGCATCTGACTTTGAACCAACGACAAATGAAAAAAGACTAAAAGAAATTGGAGAAGAAATTAAACAAATAAACGCCTGCCTTTCTTCAATAAAAAATAATAACTTCATAGGAACAGAAGAACGGAACAGAATTATTCAAAAGAAAAATAAACTTGAAGAAGAAGCAAGGAGTCTAAAAAAACCAGAAGGACCTATTGGGCAACTTGCATTTGCAAATGTTTTCTTTAAGTTATGTAGGCAAAAACTTCCAAAAGAAAAGTTTAACGAACTATTTAATGTTACAAAAGACATTATAGAATATGCAAAAGAATATATCGTAAAAGGAGACATATCATGACTTGGGATGAACTAAAAGAAGAAGCTAAAAAGATGGGTAATAAATGCAAAGCAGAAAATATCATCAGTTTTAAGAAAAATGGTCTTTATTTTAACTGCTACAAATATGGCTCTATCTCAATAGCAGATACCAGAGCAAACGATATTACAGTTAAAGACCGCACGCCCGACCAAATGTATGCCATAATGAAAGCACTACAATAGGAGGTGGATGATGATACGAATTGGGAAAAAGAACGAGGGAATAAGTATAACATTTGAACTTCGTGGAGTAGAGCCAGAGCTTGTTGATGATGTGTGGAGAGGACTAAGACCGTATGACATAATCTCTTATACAGAGAAAACTGGACATTGCCTTTTGGAATATGAAGATATTGCTATTGAGGTTAGAAGAACAAAGAAAGGAAACTATACAGTATGGTTTGGAAAGGAGTCCAAATGAAACAGATAACGATTTATGATTTATTACCACTATTGAAAAAGGGTTGGGTGGCTTATGACCACGGAAATTGGTGGTGGTTTAGTGCAAAACCAAGAGAAAGAAAAAGGCGTCATCTATGGGCTTCAACCAGTCGCACATACATAAAATTAAACACTTTTGAAATGAAAGACATCGCACCCTTTGATGGTGATTGGAAAGATAGTTTAATCAAGGTTGAACATAAGGAGGAAGAATGACAATACAGTTATACAAAGGCGATTGTTTGGAAGTAATGAAACAGATACCCGATAAATCTGTTGATTGTGTTATTACTGACCCACCTTATGGGTTTGGTTATCAAAGCAATATGAAAAAAACAAAGGATTTACCTATGTTTTACGACAGAAACACGTCTTGGTTAAATACATTTCTTTACTTGGCAAATCAAAAATTAAAAAATGATGGGCATTTTTATATGTTTTGTCCTGTTCAAAAAGTAGATGAGTTCAAACAAAAAACTGAAAACTTTTTTATTATCAAAAACTTGATTGTTTGGGATAAACAAGGTTTCGGTATGGGTGATTTGTATGGTCAATATGCACCATCCTATGAGTTTATTATTTTTGCAGTAAAGGAACAGGGAAGAAAGCTAAACGGAACAAGAGAAAGAGATTTGTTTTCATTTCCAAAAACAAAATGTGATTTACACCCGACACAAAAACCGATTGAACTGTTGTCAAAAATTATAGAGAAAAGCACAAACGAAAATGACGTTGTTCTTGACCCATTTATGGGTAGTGGAACAACTGGGGTTGCCTGTAAAAGATTAAACAGAAACTTTATCGGGATAGAACTGGATGATAAATACTTTGAAATTGCAAAGAACAGAATTGAGGGAGAATTAGTATGACAAAGACACTAACTAAACAATGGCGTGAGGGAAATAGATTTGGAAAACTAACCGTTCTTGGATTCCACCATAAAGACAAAAATTACCACAGGTATTATGAATGTGTTTGTGATTGTGGCAAAAAAACTATTGTAAATGAAAGCAATCTAAAACGTGGGTTAACAAAAAGTTGTGGATGTGGAATAGTTGAAGCTCTTGTGTGGAGAAACAAAAACATAAAGCAAAAAGACAAGCATAAGTATGAGGATTATTCTTTATACCCATTGTGGAAGTCAATAAGAAGCAGGTGTTTATGTAAAACAGAGCCAGCATACAAAGATTATGGTGGTAGGGGAATATGTATTTGTGATGAATGGAAAGAAAACTATCCAGCATTCCTTGAGTGGGCAAAACAAAACGGATACAAAAAAGGTTTAATGATTGACAGAATAAATAATGATGGTGATTATTGCCCAGAAAACTGTCGCTTTGTTGACTCCTTTATTCAAGCGAATAATAAAAGGAACAACATTGTCTTTGTAATAAACGGAATAAAAGATACACTTCCTAACTTTGCAAGAAAGTTTCATCTAAATCCTAAAATGTTGTATTCAAGATATTATAAAAACAATGATGTTAAATATGTGTTTAAGGAGGTTTTTAATGGTTAAGGTATATGAGATTGGAGAGGTTTATTTTGATGGAAAAACACCTGTGCCTAGCTATGAGGAGTGGCAATCATATGACAAATGTGCTGATATGCTTATAGATGTAAACAAAAAATGGCTCAAGACAATAGTAGAGAATAAAAAATTAAAAAAGAAACTTGCCATAGCCACAAAGGCTTTGAAAGATGTAGCATACTTATACATATACACAGACAAAGACTTATCAACCGTTGCAAATAATGCATTAAAATAAATCAAGGAGGTAAAATGAAACCATCAAACACAATTATGGTATCTTCTAAATATATAGAAGAAAAGGAACGCCAAATTGCTGACCTCAGCAAAAAGGTAGAACGCTTGCAGGAACAACTCAAAGAAGCAAATGAGGTTATTGCCAATTTTAGAACATACGACTTTACAGTAAATGATGAAAATGCCGAAGAATATCAAGTTAAATGGGGCGTCAAAGCAAAAAGGCTTTATAGGCACAGAAAGTGGGGTGTGAAATGAGAAAGAACGATGGCTGGACTATAAAATATAGGCGATTAGCAAGGGTTTATGGTCGTCAAGAACACGAACAATGGATTGCTGAAAAGTCTAAAAACAAAACAAAACAGATTAGGTTGCTTGAAGAACAAAAGGCAAAGCTAAAGGAACAATTACACGAGGCAAACGAGGCATTAAAATGTATTAGGTATCAAGTAAAAACAGGAGAGTTTCCTTGTGATGCTTGTGGCTATTCGATGAAATGTGATGGGTGTTGGTGTGGCGATTTGGCAAAAGAGTATCTTGAAAAGTGGGGTGTGAAATGAATAAACTTATGTATGTTCAATGGATAGATTCTGGCATATCTATGGCTAACAATATATGGCAATCCGTAGAAGATTGTGTTGATGTCATAGAAAACACGCAACTAACTGAAACTGTTGGTATTAAAGTCTTTGAAAACAAGAACTGGTTATTGCTTGCACAAACAGTTAATGACGGGCAAATACGTGGTGCTTATGCAATCTACAAGAAGAACATAATACGTCAATTAGAAATGATACCAAATAAAAGTGGTGTGAAATGATTTTAACAAAGAAAGGAGAAAAATAACATGGAAAACACAGAAAAACAACCACCAATAATCAGCAGAAAAGACAAGGTGATTAGCTTCTCTGTCTTTAAGCGAAACAGCAACGGAAAGGATTATTATTCAATCTGTCTGCAACGTTCTTATAAGAAAAAGGATGCTACCGAATGGACTCGGGAAACAATCAACCTTTTCCCCGATGAACTTTTAGTGCTGTCAAACTTGGCTCAATGCACTTATACCGATTTGGTGGCATTGCAAAGAAAACAAGCAAAACAAACCGTTAAGCAGGCATGGGAACAATCACAAGGTGCTGAATTACCAGATTCTGCCTTTGATGACCCTATTCCCGATTTTGAATAACGGCATTATGGGGTTGGCAACAATATACCTATATCTTGTGTTTTAATGGCGAATTGGTCGCCACCAACCCCACCAAATGAAAGGAGTTATTATGGAAAGTTTTTTAATGACGATAGACGAAGTGGCAAAAATACTTCAATATACAGGTGATCGTGCTATTCGCAGAACTCACGATTGGCTTTTATGTCGTGGTGTTAAACAATTCAGACGTGGTGGATTATATTCAAGATCCGTAATTGATGACGTATTAAGGAGAGAAAGCGAAAAATGTATATCAGAAAACGAGGGAAAAACTACTACATATCGGGGAAAGTCCGTGTGGGCAAAGACACAGTTGAAGTCAAAGAACACAGCACGGGATTTACTAAACTTGCGGAAGCAAGAGAGTATGCAAGCAAACTAGAATCTGAAATACGGGAAAGCATACTTAACCCTGCTGCCGACAAAACGTCAAAAACAACCTTTGACGAGTGTCTGATTAACTACCTGAACAAAAAGCACCCAAAATTAAAGGAAATGAATAAACTTGAAATTATAAACAAGTATTTTTCTGGTGTTAGAGTTTCAGACATTAAAGACAAATGGAATGACTTTTGCAAGCGTGATGTATCCATCGGAACATTAAACAGGTATGCAAGCGTATTAAACGCCATTTTAAGCATGGCAAGTGAAGATTTGGGCATAAACCCTCCCAAAATAAAAAAACAGCCCGTAAAGGACACAAAAGTCTTTTTACTAACAGATGACACAAGGGAAAAACTTTTATCCTGCTATTCGGATCACGATAGACCTATTTTTATCCTATTGGCATATCAGGGATTTCGGGAACAAGAATGTCTGCAATTACTTTGGGAAGACATAAACCTAAAAGAACGGACTATTATTATTCGCACATCAAAGAACGGGGAAACACGCCAAGTTCCCATGCACAGAAAAACATGGTGGGCATTGGCACGGCATTGGATTAAAGAAAAAAAGCCAACGCAAGGAAACGTTTGGCTAAATACTCACAGAAAGCCATACACAGACACAAGGGTTAAAATTGGGTCAAGCCCACTTTACAGAAACCACTTAACAGCACTTCGTAAATTAAAATCAAAATACGGGATTGAATTGAAAAGCCGAGTCCATGATTGGCGACATGATTGGGCTGGACGTATGGTTATGGCTGGTGTTGATTTATTAACAGTTCAAAAACTCGGTGGCTGGAAATCCTTGTCAATGGTAAATCGGTATGCCACATTTTCAAAAGAACACGAAATACAGGCAATAAACAAAATATAGGCAAATAATCGGCAAATAGCATTATGCACAACAAAAAATCACTTATAAAACAAACAGATATTAAAAATATGATATGCCACTTTCACGGCGGTAACGGGGGTCCGAATCCCCCTGGGGTCGCCACTTATAATTACTTGATTTTATTTATATTTTTTTATTGTTTCCAACACATATAAAAAGTTAATAAACGGTTAAAAACGAACAGAAAACAGCCACTTTTTTTGAGTTTTTTCGGCAAATAATCGGCAAGGTGTTCCTATTTTGTTCCGTAGTATCTTATAACGTGTTTTCCACACCTATGACAATTTAATTCAAGAACGTCTGCATCACAGTTTTCTTGATAAATATATCTATGCCCAAATAACCAACACAGAATCTTTTTCATTTGTGTTCCATTGCTTTCTTTTCGCTAAACCACTTTCTTTCGTCAAACTCGGACTTCTTGCCCTTGTTATACCCAGATACAGGGCGAAAATATCCCATAACACGTGTCCAGCATTCGCATATTGTCCGTTTGTCTTTGTTTGATTCTAAATAGTCTTTATCTGTCATTGCCTTACCTTTCCCATCATGCCTGCTACCATCATACGCCAATGCTCACAGCGTTTCTTAAACTCTGGATCTTTGCTGAACTTTGCCCACTTTCCATACTTGATAAACTGGCGAGCTAGGTGCATTTGTGCCGATTCGTTATCAATATCTCGTTGGTCTATACGAGCCAACTGCTCATCCATTCCTGGTATATTATCTTGGATATACTGTGTCATAATACTATCAATACTCCTGTTAAAAATCCTGCCAATAGCTCAGCCAATTCTGTTGCGTATAAATGGTGTAGCTTTCCTTTATCATACAGCGACCAACACACAGCATAAGCCATCGTGGTTGCCATACCACAGCCACACACATACGGATTTAATAATATGATTCCCATTAAGCAAGCAGGCAAGCCATACCTAAACAACATCCACAGAAAGTCATAGCCGAAAAAATACCAGCTTTCTTTTGGAACTAGGAACTTGCACCACTTATCCCAAAATACTTTCTCATACCGCTTGATTGTCTTTTCATCTGGATAGCCACCCCTAGACATATCATAAGCAGGTCCGTGACCTAGTGCCCAGTATAATCCCTGCAAAACGCCACCTAGAAGCAAACATTGTACCCAATGGTAGCCAAGACTAAAGCACATACCAAACGCCACCACAAACCCGATTATGTGCAAAACGAACCTGTTCCTCAATACAGGAATGTTCCAACAATCACAACCAAAAGCCCTACGCCATACCGCCAAGAAAAGCGGATATAATATAGAAATCACGATACGAAGCACGTTTTTTCCTTTTGAAGAACATTATTTGCCTTTTTTAGCGTATTTTTCCAATTTGGCTTTATTATCGGCTGTATTTACAACAGACAACCAATCGGCAACCTTTACCACTTTACCTGCAATAGTGTCATCTTTTACAGTTGGCGTGGCTTTAACAATACTCGTGCAAACCGTCACAGCAACGCCGAGCCACTTAAAAATACCATCCCAGTTATTTACAATCCAATCAATCATCTTATTTTCCTTTCCTCATTGTTTCGGCAAGTGTCTTTGCTCTTTGTTTTACTTGCCCAGCCCATTTTGAGTTAAGCATTTCATCAGCCGCCTTATCCCACTCGCCATTTTGACAAGCGACCAACATTTTCTTGAATCCCTTAAACCGATTGATTCCCATGTTATAAACCATCTCTATAAGGACGTTTTTACGGGTATTGTCCATTTTAGCCACAAACGGACACTCATTGTATAATTGAAGTGTTGCCTGTGTTAAATCGTTCATAAGCATAATTTCGGCTTCTTGTTCCCGAATACCACAATCTTCTAAATTCCGTCCATAACCGATACTCAATTTACCAGCAGGGCATTTATAAGGGAAAGTCCTAAATCCCTCGTGCTGTTTAATCCTTTCAACCAAAAGGACTTCATCAGAGTTTGTTGGCTCTTGCTTTTTACCTTTTCCCAAAAGCATTTCAAATATGCTCATTTATTTGCCTTTCTTTGGCAATCTATCCAATATAAGTTGATATAAGTTATCTAGCTTATCTTCAATGCGTTTAATTTCATCACGAGGTGCATACTTTTCTGCGACCTCTTTCTTATAATCTGCTAGCTGCTGTTTTGTGCTTGCAGATTCTTTATATAAAAAAGCTACTAATGGAACAACTATTGCACCAACAAATGACATAATTGTTTCAAAGCTCATCCTCATCACCTTTCTCATTTTGCCCTCCTGTTAATTAAAAGAGGACTACCACACCATATAAATATGATAGCCCCCATTTTTTTTGCTGACAACACCCTATTTTTAATAAACTTCTTCTGACTTCTCAGAATAATAGTGGTGTGCTTTGGCAATTCCTTTTTCTGTCATAGCCAAGTCCTTCATTATGTCGGCTAATTCGCCCATCTCACATAATGTCCACGCACTCTTTTCTCTTGCCATCTTTTCAATCTTGTCCATCATCATACGGACTCCAGAGTGAAAATCGTCATAGAGCTTTTTACGTTCTTCCGTTGTCATTATTCACCTCCAGTTGTGCTAGCAGTAGCAGCCGCAGTAGAAGCTGGAACATCATCACACACATTTAACAACGTTACATGGGAAACGCCATCAACAGTTACATAACGCCCTTTGTAAAGCGTTCTTGTTCTTAATCTATCAGACGTTATTGGATAACCCCACCTATCAATAATAGGAACAGCAGTACCATTGATTGTCACAGTATATTCTACTGGAACACCAGTAATAACACTATTTGGACAAATCGTAAGTACCAAACAAAACCTATCAAAGTTTCCTACGTTGTTTGGATTTGTTACTGTCAACAAGCCAGCCGCACTTAAGCCAGTTGTCTTGTGAAGATTATTACAACAATTACAAGCCATATTTACCTCCTTAAAATCAGGGGTGAGTTTCCCCACCCCGATAAATTAAACACCACATCCACAGCCATTACAGAATGGATTAAATCCTGCATTGTATGTGGTAGATGTTGGATAGCGAACAATGTTGTTTGTTGCTTGAGCCAATTCAAGAGCTTGAACCTTGCTTTGCAAAGCTTCAATCTTGTTTTGTGCCAACATCTCACGTGTCTTTTGTCCCTCAGCAGCAACAGCCGCCTGTATTGCGTTTGTATTTAATAACGCATCATAGCGGTTTTGTGCCGATGTTTCTTGGATCAACATCTTTGTATCGCAGCAACAAGCATTTTGGTTGGCTAAAACTTGTGCTACTTGCCCAGAAACGCCATAGACATCCCTTGTCAATTCGCTATATTTATCGCCAATTACTGTTGCCAAATCGTGATAAACCTGATTTGTTGCACCCAAGATTTCACGTTGGTTAGCCATTGAGTTTTGGTTGTCAAAGCCACGTTGGACTTCGTTAGATGTAGCAACCTGTCCGTTGCCACCCCAACCACCAAAACCGCCAGACATTAAAAAGAACAGAATGATTAAGATACCCCAACCACCTATTCCAAACATACCGTCATTTTCTGCCATAGTATATTCTCCTATTTGTTAAAGTTAATACCTCACACTTTCGTGGAATTATCATCATCACTAGGGATGAGAGCCGCCTAGAAATTGAGCAACCATGTTCCTGTCAAATCCTCTGCTTTGTGCATAGTTCAACAGAGCTTCTTTTTGTTGCTCATAGTTCTTTCCAGACATTAACTGATTAAACTGTTGCATTCGTGGATCGTTATTCAGCTTTCCCGACATTAGCATCTGCAATCCCATTTGTACCATTTGTGGCGTTATTTGTAGCATTTGCATCTCCTTTCAACAGTTTGTTTTCTAGGTTGTTTATCTTTTCCAATATGGTTTCAAACTCTGATTTTTGTTTTTTGTTATCTGCCAAACCATAGGTTTCTAAAGAAACAAGACCGTCATTTGTTAATTGCTTGACGTATATCTCTTTCTTCTTTGAATTGAATCCAACATAGAGTACATTGAGAGTAGGTTTAATTCCGTCTAACTCCTGTGCGTTATCTACTGTATAAAATTGAGCACTTTTCTGTACCTGTTGGATACTCTGTATGGGCATTGATGGCATTTGTGGCATCATCTGTTGCCCAAAATAATTATATGGATAATTCATGTCTTCTCCTTTCTGCTTGCCGAAGTGAGATGTTTAGCGTTGATAGCCACACCCCACCCCAGCGTTTATGCAAAGAGTAAGCAGTTAAAAACACCCTTTGCTTGTATGTAATTTTAGCAAAGAGTGTCCTTTGTGTTTATGCTACAAAATATGTCTAATTATTTATAATTTTTTCAATAACTTCTTTGTGTTTTCTAAACACGAATCTGACATCTACATTTAGATCAATGGCTATTGCTTCAAACTTTATGTTTTCAATATATCGTTTGTGCATTATTTTCTTTGATATTTTGGAATCTGTCAAATCGTTTATCCAACTTTCAAAATAATCTGGATAACGCTTTGCAATTCTCCGCAAGAATCCATGAGTTAGCCAAAACGAAACTATCTTATGCTTTGCGGTATCAAGCATTTAACACCTACGATTCTTGGAAAATAGAAAAATTACGCTTATTCTTTATAAGTGCAGAAAGACCACGTGTTTTCTTTGTGTATTTAACCGATTGTGCCATTGTTTATTCCTTGTGTGTTGCTAGTACCATCTTGAGTTAATTCAACTGTTTCCTCAGAAGTACTTGTTGCAATTAAGAATACAGTAGCCCAAATTGCATTGTTTAATAACAAAACAATCACAAACCACTTAAAAAGGCATAAAAACACCTCAACAAATGGATCTGGTACTTTATTCTTCTTCAGCGGCATCGTCTTTTTCTCCATCATCAGCTTTAATTACGATTGGCTCTTCATCTTCTCCGTTTTGGATAATGACATCAACCTTACGCAAAAAGATTGCTGGTGTGCCTTCTTCTTCAATCACTTCTTCTACCATTTTATTCTCCTTTCTTAAGATGGTTGACTAAACTCTGATTCGCCATCAGAATACTTGGCTGTATTTGTGACCAAATCATACATACCAACTTTGTTTGTCGGTCCTATTACTGGAATATAGTTTGCTGCCAACACCCCATTGTTCCAAATCTTTAGAGCCTTTATATCCCCAATAAAGTTATTGTTCGTAGCAGCGAACCCATCTGATTTATACGCCAAATACAATGGTAATGGAGTCGTTACTGTGTCAGCATATTCTGTTGTTGCTTCATACTTAACCCCAGTTGAAATTATCTCTGCAAACCGATAGCTCTTACTGTTATATGCACGATACCAGTTGTTTATTGGGAAGTTTGGGTTATTTAACCGAGTTACACGATAGTCACCAAAGTCAACAACAACCGTATCTGTATCAGCATTACCTGGGTGGAATATAGCTATGGCATTTGATGTTGCACTGGTTCTAGCACCAAACACAACTTGTGACCTAGAGTTTGATGACCGAAAAATAATTTCTACAGATGTGTTTTCATCTCCATAAATACCCGTAGAAAACCAAGCATTACCGTCTGTATGAATATACGGTATTCTGGTATAGCCACTTGGTAATGTTTCATTCCAAAGTAACGCTTTCTTAAACATTAGCTGGTTGTCCACTTCTTGTAAGAACCTAACCACTTATTAGCACCTTTAATCCAGGTAAAGATAATATCCCATAATCCAACACCCATATCAGGAGCACCTTCTCCACCCCACAGGACATTACTACCAAATGTAAATGTTACTGCAGATGATTGATTTACCTGTAATTCAATCTCATTCACTATTGTTGCTGTTGGGCTTGCTGGCAAAGATAATGTCACAGCACCAGTTGGAGCAATATAGTTGTGTGTGTTTGTCGCTGGACTAATTGTTCCAGATGTAGAAAGAGTGTTTAATGGCTTTTCAGCACGTTCTGGAACATATCCAAGAGCTGTATTAATGTAGTTTGCAGATAATCCAGATACATGTCTTACATTGAAATCAGTAATAACACCACCAGATTGTGTCCAATTCACTACAATACATCCACGCTGAGCTACGTTGCTTGATACAACATGGTTTGTTTCTGCATTATAATAAACAGTGTTTGCGTAGTTATTTGCAATTCTACCAATGTTATCCAGCCACGTTGTATATGTGTTATTTCCAACCGAGAAGTCTCTTATAACAAGACTTGTTAGTTTTTTATAACCAGACTTTAATGTTCCATCTGTATTTAATCCATCAGCAAACAAATAACTCATACCTGGCAAAGCAAAGAATGCTGTTCCAATAAATCCAATTCCATTAAATACCTTGTCAATGCTAGAAATTGCACCACCAGATACTGTCACGATACCAACGGGCAAAGCTCGTGTTCCTGCTGCACTCGTTCCGTCAGACCCATATACTGTAATGACCTTATTTGTTGTGTCATACCAAGTATGGTTGGCAACACCAGCCAAAGCATCTGTTGAGCCAGAGCAAGTATTTGACACTTCTGATAACCTCAAAGACCCACCAGTTGCTGTCGTAACAGCAA